ATTGTTCTTACCAAGCATTTTTAATTCAAACATGTAATCGATCAACTTGAGAAACTTCCGATAGACATCCTGACCAGACCATTTTCCCATGTCGCCATTGTAGTATATTATTTCATCATTTGAGGAATAAGAAACTGTTCTAGAACAATCTCTTATCATGTTTAACTTTTTGGCTTGGGATTCAACAACCATTTCTCTTTCTGAATTCTTATTGAAGAATCTAAAAATAAATTGAATAGTAGTTGTGCAAACTTTGCCTACAAGATTCATTTCGTATATTTCCCTAGGTGCTTCGTATTGTTCCTTCTGAGAGATAACGCAAACTTTTGCCATTTGGTCAAAGGTTGTTGTTCCTATAGGCTTTTTAGATTTAATTAAACCGTAAACTTTGTTATAGAACAACATGGGATCAACCATTTCTCTATCGTTGAAATAAGTCTTTATGAAGCTCATTGTTGAATCATATTGGTTAACTTTCAAAGTGGAATTTTCGTCCTGGAAAGCTTTCCAATTTAGACATCTTTTTGAACTGAGAAAATCTGATTCAAAATTTGTGTAAACTTTTTTTCTTAAAGTACTTCTCCTGATTGACTTCAGAGAATACAAATTCTCTTCCTTTACTGATCATTTCTTCTTTGTACATTTCCAGAGAAGCTTTAAGAACTTCGGGACTAAAGAACTTATGATCATAATCTATTTTATCATTTGCTTCAAAAGAGTTTAACTTGAAGACAGATCCGTCCACTTTGAGATTGTTGTTCTGAATAGTCTCAATAAAAGTTCTAATATTTTGAGAGTATGAGGTTGTATTCTTCATAACAGAGGTGTAGAAACAATTGAATTCAGTGTACTCTATTATGTTTTGAACATCTCCACAGAATGTCTTGAGAGTTAAACTAATGTCATTTCTTCTCATGTTTTGCTTACTAATTTTGAATATTTGTTCTCGATTGTAATTGTAACATTCTTCTAACTTCCTAAGATAGTACAAGTGAATCATTCTGCTTGGTGTTATGGCTAAATATTTCTTGAATAAATTCCCAACTTTGTTGTAGTCAGAAAGAGCTATTATGTTGAGATATTTGAAAACAGATAGGTGAAGTTTGACTTGAGAATCTTCCCAGTACAACAGATTGTAGAAGAGTAAAAAGAACCTACGACAGCTTACAATAGAAA